GGTAAGCCTGGAGCTCTGGACTTGATTCGTGATGGTAAAAGAAACAATAAACCATTTTATGGTAAGTTAAATATGTTTTTCTACAATCCAAAATTCAAGAAAAAGTTACCTTACTATGATACTTTTCCTTTAGTGTTGCCTTTAGAAACATATAGTGATGGATTTTTAGGTTTAAATTTACACTACCTTCCAATTCCCTTACGAATAAAATTACTTGATAGATTAGTAGACTATTCTAATAACACACAGTTTGATGAAAGTACACGATTGATTGTTAATTATAGTAAATTAAAAAAGATAAAATTAATACAACCAACCATACACAAATACTTAGCTGGTCATGTACAGTCACAGTTTCGTAGAATAGATGCAGATGAGTTTACAGTTGCAACTCTTTTACCAGTACAAAGATTTAAGAAGGCAACTGCAAAAGAAGTATGGTCTGATTCTAGGAGTATGATCTAATGGCAATTCCTAATTTTTTAGAGGGTGGTGCTTTTGGTATTCTAAATGATATTCTTTCTGGATTTCACGATAATAATGGATATGCACAACCAAATAGATATGAAGTTTTAATTTTACCTCCTGCCAAACTTGGTGGTGGCCAACAACAAAATATATTTGCTGGCATGGAAAGACAAGGTGATACAAGAAGTATATCTTTACGAGCTCAAAGTGTTAATCTGCCAGGCAGAAACTTAGCAACATCTAATGACACTAACATATATGGCCCAGAGAGAGAAGTCGTTGAAGGTGTTAATTATGCAGAAGAAATATCTATAGAATTTCAAGCAAGTTCCAATTTATCAGAAAGAGTATTTTTTGAGAATTGGCAAAGAAATGCTTTCGATGAAACAACTTGGAATATTGGATACTATAAGGATTATATTGGTGAGATGCAAATATTTGTTTTAGATAAACAGGATCAAAGAAGGTATGGTATTAAATTGTGGGATGTTTTTCCAAAGACTATAGGCCCAAATGCGTTAGCATATGATGCCAACGATCAACTTATGTTAACACCTGTGAGTTTTAGTTTTAGATACTGGACTAGTTTAGATCAAAATCAAAATCCAGGCACTAATATCTTTGATAGAGTTCTTGAAACTGTGGTTAACACAGCAGAGAGGAATATAACTAGGAATATTCCTAGAATACTGAATAGATTATAATAAAGGATGAAATTTTATGGCGTTACCTAAACTTGAAACGCCAGTTTATGAACTTGAACAACCATCAACTGGCGAAACGATTAAATATAGACCCTTCTTGGTCAAAGAACAAAAAACACTCATGTTAGCTTCTGAATCTGATGATGAAAAACAGGTAAAAGAAGCACTAGCAGGAATTATTAGTAACTGTACCTTTTCAAAAGTAGACCCACTTAAAATTCCTATTTTTGATGTAGAATTTTTATTTTTAAGAATACGAGGAAAATCTGTAGGAGAAAAGATTGACTTGAGTTTGTTGTGTCCAGATGATAATGAGACAAGAGTAAACAAAACTATCAATCTAGATGAAATTGGTGTGAACATGAAAGTTGGTCATACTAATGAAATTGATATCACAGATAACATAAAAATGGTTATGAGATATCCTACTCTTGATGACATGTCAGATATTGGTAGTGAAGTAGAAGGTGTTGAAGATATGTTTTCAATGATTAGACGTTGTGTTCATGAAATTCATGATGGTGAAAAAGTATATAATAGAGTGGATATGTCTAGTTCTGAGTTAGAAGAATTTGTTGATAGTTTAACAGGAGAACAGTTTGAGAAATTAAGTGACTTTTTTGAAACTATGCCAAAAGTTCAACACTCTGTAGAAGTAACTAATCCAAAGACTAAAAAGAAAGGTGAAGTCGTTATTGAGGGAATTCAAAGTTTTTTCGACTAGCCCTTTCTCATGATTCAATTTTTAATTATTTTAAAACAAATTTTGCCATGTTACAACATCACAATTGGAGTTTATTTGAATTAGAAAATATGATGCCTTGGGAAAGGGAAATTTACATAGGTCTTTTATTAGAACATTTAGAAGAGCAGAGAAAAGAAGAGGCTAAAAACTAATGGATATACCAACACCAAATGCAGCTGCAATGGAAATAACAGAATTTCTTCTACCTTACATTGGTATGGTGATGATCGTTATCATAGGTTTTATGATAAAAGATTTTGCAACCAAATTGAGTAAGGGTATTGCATTTTCTATGAATAAACAATTTCAAGAGGGTGATAAAGTTCTTATAGATGGAGAGCGAGCTCTTATTGTTAAGATAGGTATATCACAAACTGTGTTTGGTATTCAAAAAAGTCATGGTGAGTTTGGTGGTGATTATGTGTGGAGATATGTGCCGAATGAGCGTATAGAATTTCTTAAAATAGAAAAGATAATTTTCGACCATACTCCCATAAATAATAGAAATAACATAGCAAATAATAAAGAACAGATAGAGGAGATTAAAAATGGCTAAAGTAGTCGTAGTTGAAGATGCAGAAGCAGAAGAAGCTCCAGCACCTGTAACATGGTACAACAGTATTTCATCTTCCCAGATAGACAAATGGCGCATTTGGCCTCGTATGTTAATCACTCTTTATGGTGTTATGTTCTATAGAACAACTGAATGGTTTATGGCTCTTCCCGAACCAACTAATGCTCAGAGTGCATTTATATCCGTTATTGTAGGTGCTGGTGCCGCATGGTTTGGACTCTATTGTGGTTCTGGTGGTAGTAAGGATAAAAAATAATGGCTGCTGAAACATTAACAGATGTAACAAAAGGTTTACAAGAAGTAAATGAAACTCTTCGGCAACAAGCGGTGGCTGAGGGTAAGGCTGATCCTCTTAAATTTATAAAAGAAGAAGCTGTTAACCTTTTAATTGCAGAATCTAACCGTAGAGCTTCAAAAGAATTAGTGAAGGTAGAAAAGAAGGAAGCAAAAGACTTACTAAAGACAGACAAGGCGGCCGCCAAGGCACGAAAAGCAATTGCTAGTGATTTAGTCGAACATTCAAAAACGCGAGACACATATTTGCAAAATATGGCTGGTGGATTTGATCAACTCCAACTCGGTCAGCAGCGCGTGATCAACGCCAACAGAAGTTATTTTGAAAAAATTGCTGATAACTTTAAGGCCGTAGGCGAACACTTGGTGGGAATGTATAAAGAAGGCCTGACTGACCGCCGATTTCAAGGTGCAGCTGCAGCAGAGGATAAAAAGAAAAAGAAATTTAATGAAACGAGAACATATAAAGTCCTTCAAGGAATTGGAAAAGGTATTTTATCTATGTCAATGTCACTTGGTGGTTTACTAAAAGATAAAGTAAAGGCTGGTGTTTCATCAATTTTTGGTTTACTACAGAACCTTGCTCTTGGTGGTTTAGCTCTTGCTGCAATTGCATTTTTAAATAATCCAAAATTTGCAGAAATGATGAAATTTATTAGAGATGAAGTTATACCAGTGATAGGTAAATTTTATGAGGATATATTAGTTCCATTATTTCAAAACTTAAAAACATACTTTTTTGATGTAATAGAAAGTTTTGGTAAGTTTTTTGATGATCCTGATTTTCAAAAAACCATTAAGAATTTTAAAGAGGGTAAATTCCTTGATGGATTTGGAAGTCTTTTCACAAGTCTTTTAAAACCAGGCGGTTTGATTGACAATTTATCAACAAATTTATGGAATCTATTTGCCCGTATATTTGGGATGGAACAGATTGAAGGTAAGGATACAGTTTTTGGTATGATAGGAAAACAGTTTATAAAATTTTATGCAAGATTTCAAAATTATTTTAGAAGTACGGTAAACGATGTTTTTAAAACACTTAAAATGGACAATAGACTTGATCTAATTGATGAAGATACTGGTAAAAATATTGAGAGCGAGTATAATAAAAAGATACGATTAGAGAAAGAAGCAGAACAAGCAAAAAGAGAAGAGCTTATTAAGGCAACGCCGGAGCTTACAGAAAAAAGAGATGCTCTGGTGAAAGAAAGAGCAAGAATTGAGGCCATGCCTAAGCGGATGGGCGATGGATTTACCGCACTTGTTAATATGGAAAGAATTAAAGCCGAAAGAAAACTTCTAGATGATGAAGCGGAACTGCAAAAAATTGCAGAAAACAAAATACGGGATGAACAGATCAAAAAGGAAGTAAAAAACAAACTCGGCAGAGGAGCACTTTTCTCATCTATTGAGAAAAGAATAGAAAATCAAGAGAAGTTTTTAGTAATAGCAAGAAAAAAAGAAAATGCTGAAAACATTGCACGAATCACGAAAAGACTTGAAGATATGAAAAAGTATAAAGCTGCAATTGTAAGTAATAGTGGTAACACTCAAGTAATTACTTCTGATAGTAGTCAGAAATTTTCAATATCATCTCATCCTATCCATATCCAAAGTCCAACGATTGCGACATTGACCAACATTCCTTAGTAGATGTTGAGTTTGTTAAACTTTAAAAAATAAAAACCCCTGTATTTCTACAGGGGTTTCTTTTTATCGTTTGATGGTAATTCCACCATCTTCATCAAATTTTAGATTGATCCACTCACTGTCCTTTGTTGGACATTTTCTTTCAAAAGATTTATCCTCAAACCAACCTGTATGGCGCCTAATACCAGAGAACTTATCACTCAGAGGTTCACTTGAAACTCCTGTCACTGGTTGTGCATTAGGTGCTGGTTGTATACTTTCAATCGCAGAAACTAATTCGTTTACTTTTGAATCAGGGCCTACAGTAACACCAGAGCCAATATAATTTTTAACTAATTCAAAATCTGCACAATTCATTACAGGTGGATTAGTTAGTTTAAGTGTTCCACGTTCAATGTTATCTCTACATTCAATTGTAACACTGTTTGCACTAGCAGCAGTACTAAAAAGTACCACTGCTGATGCGATCATAATAAAAGTCTTCATCAATCAACCGTCCTCGGCAAGTTTTTCAAAATATGACATAGTATCGTCATCTTCATCAGAAGAAGTAACTGATACAGTAGGAGCAGGCTCCTCTTTTGTATCTACTACGATTGTCTGTACTGGTGAGTCATCAAATGCTTGATCAGTTTTGAAATCTGTGACATTACCAACTCTAGTAGTGCCTGACAAAACTGTATTCAAACGAGTCTGCAACTCATCATAAGACTTGAAGTTAGATGGAGCAGTAAACTCTGTGAGAGAATATTGTTTTTCCCAAAGTGCCTCAAGTTCTGCATCATCACCATTCAATAGAGCAGATGGTGCATCAAACTCTGACTTGTCATAGTTCCAGTAACCATCGACCTTACGTAGTTTCAATTTGAAGTTTGCACCTTCCCAAAAATCAAATGGATTTACTGGAGTCTCATCTTCAAATGCAGGCTGCATTGTCTCCATGACCTTATCAAAGATTTTCTTACCATAGCGATAA